CTGCGATGTAGAAATAATTGGTCCGTTTGGATTTGTTTGTGTTAAATTATAACCACGAATGTCGCTGCTTAGATTCTGATATCCCAACCATGCGCTTCCGTTACTTACCATGATATCTACACGACTCGGTGTATTGTAATACCATAATGTTCCGCTAGCAGGAGCATCATACGGTTGTGTTATTGCAGCCGTATATGCTTTGTCATATGTATTTTCGTTGCTCAATGGTTGCCAATTTGTGCCGATTAGCACGCTGGCATTTGCCGGAGAGGCATAAACATTGGTTGCTCCAGCTACTATTGCAACATTGGCCAATGGAGTTTGAGCCCCATCTGTCAGAACCATATCTCCACCCTTTTGGTGAGTGATAGTAAATGCGCCGCTTGAATCTACTCCGCCAACAACGTCAGTGACTCCTGCAGTTCCGCAAGCACTGGCAATAGCTTGGATTAATCCATTAATTGTTCCTGTTGACACAGTCACTGAAACAGTGGTTACAGTAGATAAACTAGCATTTGCTCTTGTTTGAATTGTGAATGCTGCACCTACTCCTGGTACCACAGGAGAAGTGGTATTTCCAGTTAAAATTGTTGCCCCAGTATTTTTACGATACCAAATTTGATTTGCTAGTGTATCATTTTCATTAGGATTGTACTGATTAAATGCAGTGCCCTCGATAATATTAGAACCGCCTCCTGTTGGATCTAGTCCAAACGTTGCTGCGAATACATTTGCATAGCTGTTAACTGTTAAAGGATTCCAAGCCAATGTCGAACTATTAAACTCTTTAAGAGCCATATTTTCGCCGTTGCCCAAAGCACTGGCTTTTTGCCACACACTTCCAGTAGGAGCAGCATTGCTCTGCCAGACTGGCACACTGAAATATGGAGCTATGCTAGTTGCGGCCGCTGGATACGTTCCTGCTGTAATACCTAAAGTAGAAATAGCATTGCCACCACCAACTCCAGCTTGAATATTTGCTGCAGAATTTGTTGCAGCAGAATTCGCTGTAATTATTAACTGTCCGTTCGAAACACGAGCAAGAATACCTGTAACACTTGCAGAATTAATTTGTGCTGCAATTGTTGTTACATTCGAACCGCCAGTGATAGAAACGTTTGTTCCGTTGATTAAAATATAACTTAAACTTGATACCACCGGATTTGTCTGTGTTCCAGTAACTGTTGGGATACCAGTTTGCCAACCAACGTTACCCACTTGTTGCCAAGTGTTATCATATCGTTTATAGAAAACGGGATTTTCATTGTCATATGCATTAACAATGTAATCACCGACTGTGCCCACTGTTGTATTAGGTGTAAAATTATCACTGGCAAGATACTCTGTGGAAGTGATAACCGACGGAGTTTTTTGTGTAAACGAATTAGTGCTTGCATTCCACTCAAAAATACCCCAATTGCTAGATCCAACATCTAACCATAAATTACCTGCTGAAGGATTAGACAATGGTCGAGTAGTTGTTCCGTTAAGGGCGCCCAAATCAACATCTGCTCTTTGAATATAAATTGTATTGCTGACCCCTAATGCACTGTATGCTGCCAACAATCCGTATTCGTTTTGTTCGTCACCGTTAATAGGTGCACCACCTGCTGTAGTTTTAAAAATTGGTGTCCCAAAAGTAGTAACCAGATCACGCTGACTAGTAATAGTATATACTTTGCCTGCATTTTCTGCTAATGTACCTGCTGCAAATGCAGTTCCGCCCGGTGCAACTTTATTTTCGGCGGTTGCTAACAAAAGGTAAGCTACAGATCCCAACGCTGCTGGTGCATAATTGCTTTCATCTATAACTGTTACTTGTACGCCTGGAGAAACTAATGCCATGTTTCATGTCCTCATTAAACTGTTAAAGATATTTATCGAAACATGAAAAATATAGGCAGTTTGGTTCACCTTTGCAAAGGTTTAGTAAATACAAACATGCAACGACCTACCTGTTTAGCCTGCAATCAAAACCCTTCTGCTATAAACTATATCGCAGAAGGGCGCTATCACTTTAGACGAATGTGTGATAGCTGTATTAGAAAAGGAAAAAAACTTAAGCCTCTCCCACCTATCTGGTTTAAAGCAGGATACAGGAAAAAACCTGTTTGTGAAAAATGTGGTTATAGGGCAAAATTCCCAGAAAAACAAATGACTGTTTTTCACTTGGACGGTAATTTACGAAATACAGACCGTATTAATTTAAAGACAGTGTGTTTAAATTGTAGAGTAGAAGTGTCTGCATCTAAACTGCCTTGGCGTGAAAGTCCGATTACACCAGATTTTTAAGTTGAGCATACAAGTCTTCAATTGACCCGTTATTGTCGATAACAAAATCAAAATCCGTAGCAGCCCAACTGTATTCACTGGCATGAACTTCGGGGTGTTGAATTGACATTAGTTCCGGGTTACGTCTGGCAACAGCAAACCAATCTGGATTCTGTCCTCTGGTAATTCTAATCACCCTACCGCCCGCATTGCGAATGCTGGATATCTCGTTGGGGAAACGGCAATCACTGATAACAATGTTGTCTTTACTTTGACGGATTTTATTTTCCACGCTGGCAATCCAAATTTCATCGTGGAATCCTTTTCGACAAACTTCTGTGCCCCAAAGTTGCAGGGCAAGTCTCGGAGTTAAATTTGGCATATTTAAACGAGCAGCCCACCATGGATCGATTTGCTCACGCCATTCTCGGGCTGTCTTTGTTCGGCCTTCTAGTAGATCTCGATCCCAACCAAACACAGACGCAACTGCATCTTTAAGAGTAGCTGCAAAGCTGTCCCTGCGAAATTCGTGAAAGTTGACCAAATAATCAGCGGCAGTGTCTTTGCCTGCGCCAATAAGACCGCAAATACCAATAATCATAGAAACTCCTAAGGAGTTGCTATTTTACATTATCCAATAACCCATGTCAACGGTTGTGATCCATCGACATAGTTGGCTAGATCTTTTTCGAGTTGTTCCATTTCAGCTTGGGCTTCTGCTAATAATGCTGCTCCGTTAAGTGTTGTTCCACCGCCCGGACCAGCGATAGTGCCAAATTTACCACGTGCTTGTCCCAATATGCTTTTGGAAAATGCAAGAGCATACTCTTGTAACCAAGGGTAAACTTGAGGGTCACTGAGCAACATACTGTCTGGCTTGTAGTTGTATATCCAAAGTAACACACTTTCAGGCTGATAATCGTTGGTTTCATCCTGATATGTTTGAAAAGAAATCTGTGTTCTTTGCAAAGCAGTGCCAGTTACACTAGCTGCACCAAGAGTTTGATTAGCTAATACTGTAATCACAGTGCTGGTAGCGTCAATAGTTTGTATTCTGTACTGTGTACTGTACCCTTGTACAGAACAATTTTGTATGTATATACTGCTGTTAACTTTTAATTTCGTTTGCGGAGCAGGAAGTACAATTGTAATGACACTGTTCACTACTGTATTTGCTGCGGTAATAGACGTCGGAGATACCACTACACCGTCATCGTAGGGAATTTTTCTCACAAGAGTCAGTTTTTTAGTCACACGATTCCATGTATAATTAATATAGCCCCCGAACATCATCATGGCTAATTCCTGGTACTGAGCAAATAATTCGTAGTTTGTTAATCCACCTACCCTACCAGCGACCAACATATAAGTGTTCAAATATCCCGATGCAAATGGTTCAAATTGACTGGCTGTGGTTCCTGTGGTACTGCCAATGCCTCGCCTAAAAATCTGCCGTACTTCCATTATATTGTTTGGCAAAATATATTCTTGTACATTGGGCAAGAGGTCTAAAAATGCGTAACTTTCTTCTACAGCATTTGATGCTTTTTGTCTGTATTTTGTTAATGCTTGTTTTATAGCAAGATCATAGTGCTCTTTGTCTAATTCAACATCCACAATCTGATCACCTAGTCGTAGCCGGATGTAATCAGTCATTTCATTGCGAAGCTGATTAAGAGTTTGAATCTGTTCGTTAGCCGCTATTGCACTTTCCTGGCTAATAAAACCTGGACCATCGAGACTCTTGACTCTAAGGCTCTGATCGTTTCGTAAATTGGGTTGTATTACAACTTCTGTCATAAAAAAGTCCTGTTAGCAATATTTAGCTAACAGGACTGTGGTTTGGGGAGTTAATCGTTATGCTGTTTTCAATAGCACAATATCTGCACTGATACGCCCGTTGAGCTTGGTTTCTGTGGCTTTGATCTCGTCCAAAAACTTACGCAACTGAATTTTTCCTGCCTTTGCAAACTCTTTGAGTTTTTCATCAGGCTTACGCAGAGTCTTGCAAACACTCTTATCAACGTCAAATCCATCAATCGAAGTTCCTTTGATAGTGAGCTGTTTGTAACTGGCAGCAATATATTTGCCCAATTTTCGAGTCTTGGTGTTATAAATCCACAACTCCTGAGATCCAATAATATCTGCAGGATTAATAGAAACAATTTTAAGGAGTTTGTCCTCTTTGGCGTACTTAAGTTTAGCCACCAACTTTTCTTTGCTAGGAGCTTTTTTAACTCTTGCTTTTTTAGTAGCTTTCTTGACACCACGATATTGCTCAATTGCTGCCAGCAGATCATCTATCCATTTAATGTGTTTTTTAAAATCTGCTGCTTTGTAATGACTGTAGCCTTCTTTTAGCTGAGGATCTGCTTTAAGTTGCGCTTCTTCTAGTTCAGCTTTTCTTTTTTGATATACATTT